CGACATTACCTTGAACGCCTTGAACGCCTTGAGGGCCTGTGGGACCTAAAGCTCCAGTAGGACCAACTACACCAGTGGGGCCTGTCGGGCCAGTAACTTGGCCAGCATCAATCCAAGCAACGCCATTCCATGCATACAAATGCCCGTTTGCAGAAACGACATACGTATCACCTGGATTATTGCCAGAGATTGGCAAATCGTTGATCGTAGCAACAGTGCCTTTAATGGTAATACCGGTGCCTGCTGCACCAGTTGGGCCTGTCGGACCGGAAAGAGGACCAGCATCAACCCATGCCATCATGCGCTCCAAATATAAATTTTCCCTGTGGCAGCAACAAATACTGCTTGCCCGGGGCTACCTGTAGCAGGTAAATCTGCGTATGTTGCAACAGTCTGACTAATAGCAAGTCCAGAACCTGTCGCGCCCACAGGACCTTGTGGCCCCGTTGTAACAACTTCAACAATTGTAGGAGCAAGAGGGGTGTCTTCAACAATAAGACTTGTGTCTGACCCTAATTCTTCAACAATTGTGTAGCTCATCGAGTAACCTCTTTAGAAACCTCTACATCACCGTACAGTAAACGGGTGACAACACCTGTAGAAGAAACCAATTCTAGGTCGTATTTGCCTCGCTGCCAAGTAATAGCACCGGTGTCAGCAGCTGCCACCAGCAACTGAATTTTGCCTTGGCCAGGCGTGATAATGATTCGGTTATTTAATGTGGTCAGCTCAAGCAAAATGGTGCTAGAGCTCACAGTCTGCCTAATCTGCATACGGGCGGTATAACCCGACAGATTGATAACAGTTCCAGTGCTGTCTTTCCAGACAAATGTTTTGTCTAGCGTTGCACCTTGTTCAATAACAAAATCATATGCAGCGGCGGTCATACAAACCTTTGGAATTCAATTTGAACAGCAGCACGGGTCAAACCTTTTGCTACACGAGTACGAACTTCGTTCATGCCGTCGCTGAATCGTTTCAAATACAACTGGGCAGATTTGGGTTCGTAGTAAGGCTGGTTGGGTGTATCGTACAAACGCGCACGTGCGCCCAAGGTAATGATCTCGTAGTAACGCTCAAAGACTTCTTCGTCAATTACAGATGAAGAACGTGATGGCACAACTGCAACACGCAGTTTTAGCTTTGCAGCTTCAGTTACTTTTGGTTTTGGAACCAGCGTAATTTCTTGCGTGCGGCTACGGAAATAGTAATAAGGGTTGCCGTCCAGATCATTCCAGTTGGACGTGCGATAAATGCGGGTCAACTCTTCAACTGCTTTAGGAATCAACAATTGATCGCCGTACCAAGCTTCCATGATGTCGACAACTTTATAACCAACGTCGGGCTCAAACCCATACACAGAAACTTCTGCGGTCATGTCCATTGGCTGAAGTTCTGTTTGTAAGACACGTGTCTTTTCACAGAATTGAATAGCAGCATTACGAATGGCTTGGACGGCCACAATCTCGGGCACGTCTTTAACAAACTGAACAACGTCAGGCAAGAATGCTTCGTAAGATACATCGCTCATGTCTGTGATCCTGGGATAGCCACATTACGTGGGTTAAGCGAGTTGATTGGATCGTTTGTTGCCTCAGACTGAGTCTTACCTTGGACAGAAGCAGTAAACGTAGCCAAATAGCCTTGAGCCAATTGCAGGCCCGGTGCGTATTCAGCATCCTTGCTACAAGCACGAAACAAAATGTAGTCAACCAGTGCTGACTGAAAAATATCAAAAATCGGAATTGTCTGTGATTCCGATGTCAAGTTTGTTGGTTGAGCTGAGTAGTTCAACTCAATATATTGGGTCCCAGTGTTGGGAGGGTAAACATAGAACGCAAGCTGATCTTGTACGTCATAGATGTAGTTCTTGACTTCAGCTTTAGGAATCTCGGTGTGCCAGTTGGGATTAAACCCATCAAGCACTTCACGAGACACAATACGAATTGCACGACCTGGTGTTGTACCAGTTGTGCCCATATTGCGATAAATCTGTAACAACAACCAACCGTCCGTAGGAATTGTTTGCCGTGTTCCAGCAGTTAATACCTTTGAGACGGTGGTCGATGAAGCACTTGGTTGCATGAGCACGATTTGGCGCATACCATCGTTTAACCAGCTGAGTAATTCAGCACGGGTCCAACGAACATTGGCAATATCAGTTAACTGAATTGCCGCTTTGTTGAGAATGGTTTGAGCGGTTACCGTACCCATAATCTACCTTATGGTGTTACAGCCAATGCTGCAACAATTGCAGGAACTTGAGTGCCAGCCCACAAACCTTGAACAACCAAGTTGTTTGAAGTTGCGGAGCCTGCGTCAAGGCCAGTGATGCCTAGAGCTTGTGTATAAGTAAAGCCAGCAGACACTAAACCATCAAGATTGGAAGTAGTATCTTCAGCAATTACAGCTTGCGCTTGAGGCAAGGACAAACCACTAGAAATGAGATCGTCAATAACGGCCATGGTGTTCTCCTTAGGTTAATAAATGGCAGGGCCGAAGCCCCGCCTTCTCCGGTAGGAGTTTAACCTGCAGCGACCAACAAAGCCAGACCTTTAGCTTGTACGACGCTAGTGCCGTACACGTTCAAGCCGCGAACCAATGTACCGAAGTCATTGGGGTTCTGCAAGCTCTCAACTTTAGCGATCTGAGAAGCGAAGGTAATAGCAGACTTGTGACCGGCCATCACAGCGTGACGCTTAACTGCACCAGCAGAAGTAGCATCAGTACCAGTGTTGGGGTTCATCCAAGTTTTGCCAGCAGCGCCACGTGGAACCAAGTTAGACACATACACTGTGAAACGGTCGATCATGCCGATCTTGCCGTTACGCAACACGCTAGAAGCGTCGCCCATGAACTGAGCTTGTGCCAAGTTTGATTGCATCAGAATCTGACGCTCTGTGGGGGTGATAATCAACCAGCGGTCTGTCTCAGGAACGTTGGCTTCATCCAACACGCTTGACAAAGCAGTGATGCTAGACAAGATGTTAGAAGCAGTCAAAGTCACAGCGGCAGAGTCTGTACCGAGGTTGTAGCCGCCGGAGATAGCACCAGCAGTTGCGCCTTGGTTAGCAGCGTCGCCTTGGTTGAAGTTAGTGTACAGAACGTCTTTGTCGATCTGAATCTTCATTTGCATAGCAGCGTCGTTGGTGAACATGTCCATCAACTTGGGCTTGGCTTGCAACTCGAGAACGTTGTTAACGTTCACGCCGAAGTACTTACCTTTGTTGATAACCAACTGCAATGTGCTAGGAGCAGGAACTTCATAAGCCAAGTTTTGACCGATGGAGTAGCTGTTGATGGTGATGGAAGGGATTGTGTTAATAATCACTGTATCACCCATGCCGGTGATGTCACCTTGCCAGTCAGTATTGGCGATTTCACCAAAAACTGTGGCGGCATAGAATTTCTGGGCCAGCTTGCCGGACCAGAGGGCGGGAATGAAAGAACCGGAATAAGCGGTTCCAGAATAAGCTACCTGTCCGCCTGGGGTGTTAAAACCACCAGAGTTAATGGGATAGGCTGCTGCTGCGGTTACTGTAGACATGGTCTAGTCCTTTTCTTAAAAACAAAAGTTAACAAATTTGACCGCTACAGTTCGGACGTTCTTAACGAATTCGACCTTCATTGATAGCGGCATGGATATCTCTCTCAATTTGCACCGCTTCTGCCTCGTCGATCATTCCACGTCTCCATTCAGCATAAAACGAATCAATATCCGATGTGGTATAGACACGTTTATCCGCAGTTGAAGTTGTAGGAGCAGGCGACGTATGCGAGCGGGTCGGTGCTACTTGACGCTGAAGTTCTCGGTTGGCTTGAGGACGCTGAGCTGGAGCAAGCGTGGCTTTGTACTGCTTAAAGATCGTTGCGGTACGGTTCGCATCAAGCGACTCATACGCATTGGTCAGTGCGTACTGGCGAGGCATCCCATAAACTGGGTCTACTTCAGCCAACCATGTCAGAAAACCTTGATCTACGTTCATGGCTTCCCAATCTGGAACCTGTGCACTCAAAGCAGCTTCGTAGCGGTCTTTATCAGATACTACTTGGCGCTCGGTCACATTTCCCAGCTTACCTTTCAACTCATTGATTTCGGCACGGAGCTGGGCTTCAAGGTCACGGTTTCCCGCTAGTTTTTGCTCAGTCGCACGGTCAATCAAATCCAACAAGTCAGAGCCAAAAGCCTCTTTGTCTTGTTCAGTGATAAGCGGTTTCGCCGTTACTGCATCCTGTTTGGGCTGTTGTGCTTTAGCTACAGCTGCTTCTGCGATAAGTGTCTGAACCTGTTGATTCAGCTCTCGCATTTGCGAATGTAGGCGTGGCACTTCAGCGTCATACATGCCTTTGAGCGTCAGGTACTTTCGTTCCCAAGTTTCTTCTGGCACTGGTGCTGGCTTCGGTTCTTCCTCTTGCGAAATAGGTTGCGGCTGTGGTTCGGGGTTGACGTCTGGATTTGGGTCAGGTTCTGGCGCAGTCTCCGCATTTGGTGTGGTCTGTCCATTCATCTGAGCTACAAAAGCATCAGCTTGTTCAACTTGTTCCTGAATTACACGTGGCAATGCCATATTTCTATCTCCTTCGCTCCGACTACGCTTTGGGACTCCGACTTTACGGTCAGTCTCTATTCGCTTACGGTCTGCTACTGTTAAATTAAAAATTTAGGTTTGCGCTCCGACTTAACGGTC